AATGAAGCAGAGACGCCAAAAGAGTTCGCCAAAGGCTTGGATAGCTTCCAGAATTGGCAACGGCATAACAGTCATTTGGCGCAGATGCTATGCTTTTTATGTGAAGTCATTGAGCGCGGTGGCGATATGAGTAAGTTCCCTGTTGATATTCAACAGTGGTGGGAAGAACACAAGGATAGGGATGGTCGGCGAGGGGGTAGAGTATGCCTCTAAAGAAAGGCACATCCAACAAGACCAGGTCCGAGAACATCCGGACTGAGGTCAAGGCTGGCAAGCCGATGAAGCAGGCTATCGCCATCGGATATTCCGTTCAGCGCCAATCCAAGAGGAAGCGCAAGTGAAGATGAAATCCAAGTCCACCATGATCCCTGGCGCCAAGGCTCGCGTGGAGTTCAAGGGTAGTCCAGCCGCGGTCAAGAAGGCTCAGAAAGCCGATAACAAGTCGGATCGGTCGATCGCTAAGAAGTTTGGAGTGAAGGTCAAGTGACTATCACAGTCGTTGACTTCCCCATTCAGGTATCGCTTGCCGATATTCCTGGCCGGCTCCGATGGTTGGCTGACGAGTATGAGCGGGATCCGCAAAGTCTTCCCGAGACTCTAGTGTTCGTTGAGGGCTATGACGACGGATCCTTGAAAGTGGGATGCTTCGGCGATTGCCCGTCTAAGTGGGAAGTGGTTGGATTGCTCACCTTGGCCGCCAGTCAGTTCACTCCCGATGAAGGGGATGTTTCTAGGAAGGGAGGGGCTTAAGATGTTCGGTTCTGAAATGATGATTGCCTTGAACTTAGCTCAAGCCGCTATTTCGGCCCACGAGGAAATGTACTTTAACCAACTTCTAGCAAATTCTCCGTTAGAGATTCGTGCTGCAATGCAAAAAGAGCGTGCCGAGAAGAAGGAGAAAGAGCGCCAAGAAGCCGCTATCAACCGGCGCCACACTGAACTCTGTGAGGCTATCCGTGACTCTGGACGCTCTGGGCGTTATATTCCATCCAGCATTTATCCCATGGCGAGTAGCCAAGTCGCGGCAGGTCTTCTGGCTGCCTTTGCATTTGAAGATGTTGTAGACGGTTTCTAAAGTTACCCCAAACTACCGGTATGTTCACTGGGTCGCGGACCATAAGGCAAAAGGCTTACGACCTACTGTAGCTGATCCTAAATAGATATGGCTGGAACCCGTGTAAAAGTTGCTGGACGAGTCAAGGGAACGCCTAACAAGGCGACCACGGAGTTTCGTCTCACTGTAAAAAGGCTGATCGATAGCAACTCCGACAACTTCGGACGATGGCTCACGCTAGTAGCTGAAGGGGATGGTGCTGATATCAAGGCTGACCCAGCAAAGGCTCTTGGCTTAATTGCTCAATTGGCCGAGTTCTGTAGTCCAAAACTAGCCCGTACTGAAAGCCATGTAACGCCAGGATACGAAAAGTCTCATGAGGAATGGCTTGATGGCCTTGAGTGACGAAGAAGCCCGGGAAAGGCTCAGGGATGACCTGATCTTTTACTCGCGCAACTGCCTCAAGATCCGATCTAAGTCAGGCAAGGTCGTGCCTTTCGTCTTTAATGCTGCACAACAGCATATCCATGAAAAGCTAGAGCAGCAGCTCGCTGAAACTGGAAAGGTTAGGGCGCTGATATTGAAGGGTCGTCAGCAGGGCTGTTCGACCTACGTTGGCGCTCGCTTCTATCACGCCTCCACTTGGCGTAAGGGCATCCGAACCTTCATCCTCACGCATGAGGATCAGGCCACCCAGAACCTCTTTGAGATGGTGAATAGATATCATGAGCATTGCCCCATCGCCGTTCGGCCTTCAACCGGAGCATCAAATGCCAAAGAACTTTTCTTCGACAAGCTTGATAGCGGCTACAAAGTCGGAACAGCTGGAACAAGAGGCGTTGGTCGATCGAGTACTATCCAGCTTTTCCACGGATCAGAGGCTGCTTTCTGGCCTCATGCTGATACCCACGCCGCGGGCGTACTTCAAGCCGTTCCAGATGCCGAGGGAACAGAAGTCATCCTTGAATCTACGGCTAATGGTGTCGGAAATCTGTTCCACCAAAAGTGGCGAGATGCTGAATCAGGAAAAGGAGAGTTTATTGCGGTTTTCGTCCCTTGGTTCTGGCAAGAGGAATACCGAAAAGATGTAGCGATTGAATACACGCCAGAAGAAAGGGAATACGCCGAGTTGTACGGACTCGATAGTCAGCAAATGGCCTGGCGCCGCAATAAGATCGAGGAACTGAAAGACCCATCGCTATTCAAGCAGGAATACCCGGCCACGGCAGCCGAGGCATTCCAGATGTCTGGTCATGACAGCTACATCAAGCCAGAGCTTATCGCGAGGGCGCGCAAAGGAACGGCTGAGGAATCAGGTCCGCTTATTGTGGGTGTTGACCCAGCCCGCTTTGGTGATGATGGATCCGCCATGGCTCGTCGCCGAGGTCGCAAGATTCCAAAGGTCGAGCGTCGGCATAAGCTGGATACGATGCAGACTGCTGGCTGGTGTAAACAGGTCTTGGATACTGAACATCCAGCTCGGATGTTCATAGACGTTGGCGGCATTGGAGCCGGCGTTTATGACCGCTTGGTTGAGATGGGATACGGCGACATCGTGAAGGCCGTTAACTTCGGCAGTTCGCCTTTGGAGCCGCCAAGGATCGATGAGAGCGGCAAAGAAGTGGGCGGCGGCCCCCTCAATCGCCGAGCCGAAATGTGGATGGCTTCCAATGACTGGCTTCAAGATCCTGCTGGCGTTTCTATCCCTGACTCAGATTCACTCCAGGCGGATGCTTGCGGCCCTCGTTATGGATACGACTCAAACACTCGTTTGAAGCTTGAGAAGAAAGAGGATATGCGCCGCCGTGGCGTTCCTTCGCCAGATGAATGGGATGCCGTGGCCCTGACCTTCGCTGAGCCTGTAGCTCTCATTCACGAAAGCATCAATCTCAATTTCACCACCCAATTTTCCCGCGATTCGTTCGGCCATCGAGCCGATGTATTCGGAGGCTGAGCATGGCTAAGAAATCAGGCAGTAAGACTTATCCTCCACGCGGCACTTCTAAGCCTGTCAAGACGCGTGAGCGCGATGATTTCACGAAGCGCATGCTTGAACGATCGGAGGATGCCTTCCAGTTCGATACGGAACAGCGCCGTCAATGCGTAGCCGATATGAAGTTTGCCTTTGTTGCAGGTAAGCAGTGGGATACCTATCTCACAGCCAAGCGCCGCAATAAGCCGAACTACGAGTTCAACCGCATTCGCCAATTGATCCGCCGCGTCACCGGACAGCAGCTCAAGAACAAGCCGAACATCAAGGTTCGGGCAGTGGAGGACAACGACAAGGATGTCGCTGATATCTATAACGGCCTCATCAAGAACATTGAGGTTCAGTCATCGGCTGAAAATGCCTATGACACAGCCTTTCAGTGGGCTTGCGGCGGTGGCTATGGTGTCCTTCGCGTCACGGCTGAATATGAGCCGGGTGATAGCTTCGACCAGCGGCTATGCATCAAGACTGTCTTGGACCCCATGACGTGCTTTTGCGACCCATCGGCGCGCGAGTTCGACCGATCCGATGCTCGCTATTGGTTCATCACGGAGCTTATCCCGCGCGAGGAATTCAAGAAAAGGTGGCCGGATAAGCCTGTCGTTAGCTTTGACGTGACGAACGCTACCGATAGCTATGATCGCGAATGGTTCAATGAGGATGAGGTTCGTATTGCCGAATACTGGTATACGGAGCCTGAGACCAAGCGAATCTACATGCTCTCGGACGGCGCCGTAGTCGATGCTGACGAGTTCGACCTTGTCAAGGACAAGATGGCTAATTCTCCCGTTGATCCGGCCACGGGACAGCCTGTGTGGGCTCCTGTGACGATTAAGCAGGATGCCGATGGCAAGGATATGGTCCGCGAGGTCGAGACGACTTGCGTCTATTCCTGCTTGGTTTACGGCAACGGGAAGCTAGAAGAGCCCACCAAGTGGGGCGGCACGATGATCCCCATTGTCCCGCAATGGGGCGATCTGGTGGTTATCGAAGGCAAGCAGATCTTTAGCGGTATGACCCGCTTTGGCCGGGATTCACAGACCGTCCATAACTTCGAAATGTCCACGATGATCGAAGTGACGGCCAAGCTTCCTAATAGTCCTTTGACAGCCACCGCGGCGATGGTCAAGGGCCATGAGCCACAGTATGAGCGAATGGGCTATGACGATCCTGCTGTACTTATGTACAACATAGATCCACAGAACCCCAATGCCCGTCCGCAACGTGAGCCCATGCCCCAGCTTCCGCAGGCCTTGGCTAACCTTGCAGCGATAAGTGGAGATGAGCTTAAGGCCACTCTTGGAGTGTATGACGCGTCTCTGGGTGCGCAGTCCAATGAGACGAGCGGCCGGGCCATCATGGCCCGCAACAACCAGGCTGATACTGCCAATTTCGTCTATATCGACAACCAAGTGAAGGCACTTAAACGCCTTGGCGAGATC